TTTTCCATGGATTTCCAGCACTAGTACTTCGATTGATTTTATCAATATATGCAACTTGAGCTCCATTTATAGCTGTAAAGTCATCAAGAATCATGAGCATATCTATGTTGTCTGGATTCATTTTTTTTTCAACATCGCCTACATAACCTTCTATGCATAAATCTAAAATACTAGTTTCTAATGTTATAGGTTGAACTAAATCTAATGCTGCTATTCGCCACGGTTCATAAGTACTCATCTCTGGTGCTGTATATTTTTTCTTGTATATTTTGGGCAAAACTTTACTCATTGGGGTATCTACAACTCTTGATTTCCCTTTTCCTCTAAAATCTGTAAAAGAACCATACACGTCTATGGTACCTTCATTCATATATCTAAATACAGATTTTTTATGAAGATCTACTACGGGTCTTTTCACTGATTCAGAACTAATAAGATCAAAATCACCTGCTTGAATATTGAAATTAGACAATGAGTCATACAATTTATCGATGAATTTACCATCAATAGCGTTTGCAAAAACCTCGTTATCATTAGCCACATTTATAAGCATATGTATACCCAAAATACTGTATCCAAAATCACTCTGTACTATCATGGGCGCACCACAATCACCATATAAAGTTGGTTTGTGGCTTTTAGCTTTCCAAAGTTTAAGAGTGGCTTTCATTTTTTCCTCTGGGAAATCAAGACTCTTCTCTTTCTGTAATTGAATATTTGATAAATTGTACTCCATGATTTCGCCTTTAGAAGTTTTAGAGACATATTTCCCATTGAAAACTCCTGCACTAATTTCTTTCATGAAGAATTGAGTTATTTTCTTCTTTGGAGGCATTTCTCGTATTGTAACAAAAGCTAAATCTTGTTCAGGTATACGATGAATATCTTTTTCAGATAACAATATAACCATATTTGAATTCAACCCTATCTTACTGGACGATGTAAGATGACATTCTCGAGAAACATCACAATTCGGTAAAGTGTGATTGTTAGTCAAATATATATGTCCTCCCAGACACAATAATTTTCCACTTGTTCCTTTAGTTTCACTGGTACGTACAGCTACGTATACCACATTCTCTCCTATCTTCTTACAGAAATCTTCAAATGTTCCACTCTTAGATGAAGCACTCTCTCTTGTAAAGTTAGCACTGGATAATTCAAAATTGTTATTATACCAGACATTCTCTCTTCCATCTTTCTCAGCTTCAGGTCTACTACCTATACTTTGTGAAACATCACCTTGTATGTTCAAGGTTTCTTTCCTATTACTAATTTTATAAATAACTAAAGCTGCTGTAACAGATGTTACTATGGCCATCAAAATGGTTTTATTAC